ACTTATCTTCCACTATAGACTTATACACAGAAGCAGAACCATGAACCAAATAACTATGAACCCATTTCTTTATAAAGTCTTCCCAGAAAACTCCTTGATTTGGTTGTTGCAACCAATCATAAGCATCATGAGTTATTCCTGCCTCAACTCTTTTTATTTTTCTTTTCCATCTAAGAAGAGCTCCATCAAAATTACTTAGATCAATCTTAATATCTGGTAGTCTGTCTTTTATCATGTTTACAATTTCAGCTTTGACAACTAGATCACTAAGCTCTAAAGAATCTTTTATCTCTTCGTAGTAAGATTTTAAATCTTTAAGCTCTTCAGCTATTTGATCTTCTTTAAATTTCTCTGAAGTTATATTAAACTTAAGACCAGCCATCCTATTCATCCTTGAACTAATAAGTCCAAAGATGGGAGAGGATAAACGAAATATTTCTTCTCTTTGACTAATAGTCAAATAAAAATATGGGGTCTCTACTCCCCATGAAACCAATTCACCAGATTTATTTCTACCTGTTACCTGTTGAATATCAGACATACTGTAAACAGTTATGCCTCTCTTACTATTCATATCAGGTGCGGTGAACTGAGTCTCATTTGAATATCTTAGATTTCCCATATTCTTATTTCCTTATTTCCTATTATGCAGCATCGCCAACAATAATAACATCAACATCTTCTGTTGCCGCAACGGTTTCACACTCTATATCAAAACCAGTTGTAGACCTATTATTTATAGATAGACCAGTAGCTCCAAGACTTGCTGCTGCCGTTCCATTAAGTGTGGCTATAACTTGATAAGTAGCATTGGCCATATCAGTTGCATATCCTAATCCATTAGCACCGGTATGAACTGCGGCATTCGTGAAACCAAGTACTGCATTCAATGTACCATTTCCTTCAACTATACTTGAAGAAGTTCCAGTAGTGTCAGAAGAAATTTTAATTGCTCCTGCAACGTCTACTGCTGTGATACCTGCCATGTCTGCTGTGATAACAGTTGCAATTTCAAGTGCAGTTGCAGCAGTAGAATCTGCCACGTCTCCAGTTCCTGCAACTTCTGCTCCACCATCTAACAGACCTATTTTTAATTCTTCTGTTATGTTATTTCCAGATGCTCTTGTGATAACTACTGAAGAAGATGTTCCAAGGACTGAATCTGTTATGGCATACTTAAGAGCTTCTGTTACATTATAGTCAACAGTGACTGCCGCCTTATTTCCTCCAAGAGCTCGAATCCTTGTCTGTAGTTCAGCTGCAATATTTGCACCAGAGTTTAGGCCACCTGCAATTGTAAGTACTACCTCTTCTGCAGTATCTCCTCTTACTTGAATCATAAACTTATTGTCTACACTTGCACTGATATCCAGAGATGGACTTGCACCAGAGATGGAAGTTGCTGCAGCAAAATTTATAGTTGCTGTTTTGTTTCCTGCTCCATCAGGATTCATAATAATGGTTCCGCCATCACCAACACCAGATAAGTCAAAAGTTTCTATGTTAGAAGAAGTTACATTTGCTGCACCGTCTCCCTTGAATGTGACAGATGTGGGATTGACTCCATTAAGAGTTACCTTTCCAGATCTTACATTTTGAATTTCTGTAGTGCTTGGTATTGCTGCATCTGCTACTGCCTTTACTTCATTGATTGCTGCAACAATATCTGTCTTGATAGTTGTGGTCAATAGTGCAAGACTTCCTGCCTTTACATCTGAAGCCAACTTACTATTGTCAATTGCACCTGATGCAATCTTCCCTGCTGTTATAGTTAGATCAGCCAGTTCTGTTCCTGAGATGCTTCCAGAAGGAAGAACACCTGCTAAGGCATCATCAAGTAAGTCTCCTAACTGTACTAACTAACTTGCCGGATTTTGATTGTTCAATAATTGAATAGTGTCATCACTTAGAACTACACCCATTTCTTTTCTCCTTTACTTGTTTTTCATTACTTTTCTAAATCTGGCAAATCTGTTCTCTAGTACTTGAATCATATTTTGAAGTTCTGTTGTTTTGTCATACAGGAACTTTATCTTTTCTGTCTTGTCTTTTTCATAGAAAATTTCTTCCTCTGATAACTTCTGAACTTTCTCTTCTACAGGTTCTGTCACTTCTTCCTCTGACCCTTCTGGGTCTAGACTTCCATCTTCTTCAAATAAGGTTTCTTCCATTTTTACTTCTCCTACTTTATAAATTTTAAAACTTTCTCTGCTATTCTACAATAAGTTTCTGCAAAGAAAAAGTGGTCCGCTCTGTTTGATATCCAAGAATACACTTCCTTATCCTCGTCCCATACTCTTGTTGGTTCTTGAATATGATCCATGTACTCTTCTATGTGAAGAATGTTCTTAGGAAACAGTACGTTTCCAAGAACGATTTGTTCTTTCATCTCGTCAATAATATTTGTTCTTGATACTGTAAGAACTTTTTCCTTTATGTTCATGGAGTCGCTTTTCTCTGAACCAAAGAAACATCTGAAGCTTCCTGGGTGACTATGGGAAAACTTTCTAGACAATCTTATCTCTGGCATAGCATCTATAACTGAGGCAACAACGTTATAGTTTTTTCTAAGTGAGAACAGTTCTTCCAGAGTTAAGACCTTTCCTATATAGACAGCTTGTTTCTTTCCATCTGGAAGAACTTTGTTTATCCTAACATGAATTTCATTTCCAACGTCTACTCCCATTATACATGGACCGACACTAGAAGAAGGCATAGTGAAGTCTCCAATACTGTTCTGTATAATCCTTGCGGATATCTTACTTCCTTCCGCAGTATAGGATTCTCCTAGAACAGAATTATAAAATCGTTGCATCTTAAAATCATTTTCAAGAGCCTTAGAAAAGTTTTGCACTACTTGAAACAAAGGAGACTTTCCACTAAAGATTCTTGATATCTGTTTTCCAGATATGTCTGACTTTTGAGTTGCTACATATTCTCCATAAGCAAATCTATCAAAGGGTTTTCCGCACTGATCACAAATAGGTCTAATGTCTAGACCTGTATGAAAATCAAATTCCTTGTCTCTTATGATGTATTCGTTCTCTTCAACTTGTCTAACAATATGTTTGAAAAAATCTATCTGATTGAAATGACCACAGTCACCTTTGATTGTCCATAAGGACTTTGTTGATTCATTATATTTGTTGTCTAGGAAGGAACCTACAAAGGAGGGATTTCCTACATATATTTCATGAGGATCACTGGAGTGTCCTAGTCTTTCTAGTCCCATCTCCAATCTTTTTGGATCACATTGATCCGCTTCATCTACTACTAACCAGTCTGCAGGAATCTCAACGAAAGGAACATCTGATTGACTTCCTGCAAAGTTTATGACACCTGTTCCCACATCCTTAAGAGATTTGTTATCTATCAGGTCTTTCTTAAACTCTTCGCTTCTTCCTGATGTTCTCATCATTCTATAATAAGGAGAAAGCATCATAGACTTCTCATACCTATTGTCTACGAACCTGTTCTTAAGTCCATCAGTTGGAAGAACATAAAACACCACACTTCCATTAAGAGCTGCAGACCATACAAGTATTATCAAACACTCTGATACTCCTCCCTGAGTGGACTTCTTTACTACTCTTATCTTAGACTTATCCATAAGAATTGGTTTAAGATAATGGTGACCATCCAAAGTCATTCTCTTATTAGTATGGGTCTTGTGGTGATTGATAGCAACCCATAAAGGAAAATGATTCTTCTTTAGAAAAGCATCTATTTGTGAAAAACTAATTTGCTTGTTCATCTTCAACTGTGAAAGGTTGCTCTTCCATCAGAGAACTTGTATCCTCTAGCACTCTTCCGTATTCAGCTATTATCCTTTCCTCTTCTAACTTGTCCATATTGTACAGGTTGACGTTCACTCCGTTATTTGGCTTAGGAGTTAGTTCTTTAAAGAACTCAGGATAAAGAATCCTTCCTAACTGTTCCGTTGCCTTATAACTAATCTTCTCGTCTTCAGAGTCCATGAACGATCTGAAATTATGAATGATCCTTTCTTTTTCTTCTATAAGAAAATACTCCATTCTCTCTTGGAACATAACGTCCTTTTCAAAAAGATCAATCTGTTCTTTCGTACATCCTGCTTTCCGGTATGCTATGTCTTTATCGAAAACTCTTCTGTAGCACTGGACCACTATTTCCTGGAGTTCGTTAATGTTTGTATTTTCTTTTTCCATATATTTAATATACATACAACAGGGTATATGTATCAGCTTTTTTTACTGTATAGTGTAAAAAAAGCTGATACCTTATACTATGTATAGTATTTGTGCTATACATAGTATAAGGTATCCCTTATATAGTAAAAAGCCTGATTTTTTAGTGTATACCCTGTATAGTGTAAAAAAGGCTCCATATAAAGCCCTGTACAGGGTATACACGTATAGTCCTCTGTTTGTCCATGTCTGTTATACAACCATCCTAAGGGACAAACAGAGGACTATTATATTTTTACCACTTTTTTCTTTTCAGTAAGAAAAAGTTCTTGTCGTTTTCAAAATAAAACCCTATATTGAATACATAAGAAAGGGAAAAGGGGAAACACAAAATGAAAACTAACAAACTAAACAAAAAAGAAAAAATTATGAAATGGGCATCAGACAAGAGAAACAGAAGTTTTTCAAAGATGAAAAAAGAACTTAACTTTACAGACGACAAACAATTAATGTTTCATCTTAACAGAATGGCCAGAACTGGTCTGGTAAGATTCAAGGTTGTTGGAAGAAGAGTTCAGTTTAATCTTTCAAGAGAAGGATACTATACAAGATCATACTTCGTTCCTTCTGTATAATCTTATGATACTCCTCCTTCGGGAGGACCTTCATAAGCTCGTACAGAGCTTAAAAATAAAACTTAAAGGAGTCTGTTATGACAGAACAAATTATCACCAAAGAAGAATCAACAAGAAAGGCAGAAAAGAAAGCTCATCGTGAAGCAAAAAACAAGGCTTATGAAGTACTAAAAGAGCTCATCGACAAGCAACAAGATCCTAAGTTCAAAGTTGCATTAAGTACAGTAAGACCAAGTCTTTATGGAATCTCTTCAGGAAACAGTGGTTCCTCTTCTTCAACTGAAAAGTTGATAAAATTCTTCGCTGAGAAAAATTCAGTTAAGGAAGAAGAAATCTTTAAGACTTTCAAGTTTGGTAGAAAAGATTGTGCTGGTCACATTCGTAAACATCTTAAGAAGTCTGCTCCTGAAGCAAGGGTATGGGTTTCTTTTAATCAGGAAACTGGTGAATACAAAGTAGAAGGAAAAGGCGTGAAGGCTCCTCAGAGTTGGAAAGGATATACTCCAGTTGAGGAAAACATTTCTCTTAACTCCGGTCTTAAGTAACAATAATTAACAAGTAGAATAAAAAAGGGGGAAGATTTCTCTTCCCCCTTTTTTATTCACCATCCTCCCCTAAGGAGTGTTACAAAGTAGTAAAGGTTTGTAACACGTGTAACAGGTGTGTAACAAATTAAAACCTTGTAAAGCCCTATATATAAGGGCTTTACAAGGTGTGTTACACGTGTTACACTTGTTACACGCTTTTTAGAGTTTTTTGGGTTGTCCCCTGTTACAAATATTTTTTAAACAGGTGTAACACGTGTAACATTTGTAACAGGTAAAAAATTACAGTACAAAAAACGCTGTAAAGCACGATAGATTCGTGCTTTACGATTTGTAACAATTACATATTTGTGTTACAAACTTGTTACAAATACCCTTTAATGAGTGTAACAAGTTTGTAACATACCTTCACTTGTTTACTATACATTTATATAGTAACTATTCCCCTGTTACACGTATTACAAAAAACTTTATACATAGTAAAAAAGTTCTTGTGTTTATTATTATTATTACTATATGTTTACTGTTATACTATATTTTAAAGGGCTGTACAGGGCTTTTTACTATATAACGCTGTACACTACATAAACCACATAGGAGGCCAGCCTGATGTCAAAAGAAATAACTAAAAGAATTAAACAACTAGAATCATTAGAGATGGGAGTTGATCTCGAATACCAATCGTTTGTTGGTAAGAAAGAGTACAATAGAGATTTCAATGTCCATATCCACGAACTGGCTTACTTCACAGATGAAGCATGGGAAGAGACAGTTAGAACACTAACTGAAGAACTAAAGGACAGGTTGAAAAATGTACCTGTAATAGAAGAAAAGGAGGAAGTATAATGAAAGAAATTAAACCAGTACTACAGACAGAATTTATCAATGGACTTTATCATGTAACAAGTGAACCAGGAGACTGTACCTTATACGACTATATAGTATATAAGGACTTTGATGAATTTTGTTTTATGCCTTGCGGCTCAAGCTTTAAGTTTCCCCAGAGACTACACTATTACACTCACAAAGACTTTACTGTACTTAATGAAGAGACAGTAGAAATGTCCGAGTATCTTAATTGCAATCCTCACACCTTAATGGAATGCGTTAGAACAATGATTCAGCTGCATGAAGATGTAGAGTTCGAACCTGAAGAAGTATAGTCCCACTGCCCAGTAGACGGTATATAACAGGTTCGAATCCTGTCTGGGCTCATCCTTCATTAAGAAGGCTCCTATGTTGGTTCCCTTCTTCCAATTGGGAAGAGGAAGAAGGGAACTCTTTTTTATACATAGGAAAAATATAAAAACACATAGGAGACTTATCATGAATCACAAAGACATTTCAATGGAAAAAGAATTAGCAGTACAAATATGGCAGGATGATATTCTATCAGACCACCATCCAAGATTTTACTACGAACTTCAACACTATGGACAGGGAGCTTTTTTATCAAGACGATGTGAACAGGAAGGTATTGCTCATAGATGTGAAAAAGGAAAGATAAGAATATTCAGTAAAAATAAAGCGATCATTCTTTCCCGAATAGTAGAGGAATCTCTACAGTACTGTGAACTCCCCTTCCCTGAGTTTACAAAGGATAGCACAGCCTTCTGGGAAGGAAAGGCACTTATTTGTACACTACTAAGAAATGAAAACGAAGTTCAGGCATACATTGTAGAGGACAAGCTTCCAGAATACATGTTTCATTTATATAAAAGAGAAGTACCAAAGCCTGATCATTTCTTTATATACAGTAAGAAATATGAAATGATAAAAGTTCTTAATGAAAAATGTTTGTGTGAGGTGTAGAGATGATAGAAGAAACAGTCTTATATAAATGTGACCTTTGCGGATCAGTCTTGTCTATAGAAAATGATGAGAATATAGTGATTGTAGAAAATCATGGTTACGATACAACAACGATTTCTGTAAATAGAAAAGGGTCTATGGAGTATGAAATAAATAGAGAACATTTCTGCAGCATGAAATGTTTTGTCACCTTTTTATCAAGTGTATTTTATAATGACAACCAAGAAAAATAGATTCAATACTTCTAAGGGACTTCCTGAAGAAATAGAATGTAACAGGTGCAAAGAAGTGAAACCGCTCTTGACAGGGTTTCACAGGACTTCTAAGAAAGTAAAGGTTGGAGAAGATACTTTAACTTATAAGTATTATCATTCAATATGTAAAGACTGTAGAAATAAAAGAAGAAGGGAGTACAGTAAAGAACTAACAGCCAGACAGATTGTGGAAGTGCTAGAAAATATAAACAATAAGGAGAAGTGACATGGAAACAAAAGAAGACATAAAGGAGGCTATAAGATTTCTAGAAGAAATAGCTAAGGAAAGTCCTCACATAAAAATACTTAACAGTGTAGGTATTTCTTTTGAGGAAGACAAAAACACGCATATGAAGATACTTAACATTGTATTTTCCAATAGCACTTTGTCTATGAAAGAAGTACTTCCTAAAATACTTCCTTTGATATCAGAAAGAGAAGCTCATGTCTTAGCTGTAGGAAGGATTTTAGACTTAGTAAAAAGTTCAAAACAATTTGATAAACTAATAACTGAATCTATTAGTCATGATTAAAAGAGATTTGATCTTAGAATTTTCTAGGAGAACAGGAAAATTTCAATCGGAGTCTGAGGATTATCTGGAGGAATATCTCCGGATAATCCAGGACTTTTTAATAGATGGAGATGGAAAGGTTATCATAAAGAATTTTGGAACATTTGAGAAAAGAAAAGTGAAAGAAAGAAGAAGGATTAATCCGAACAATAAACAAATTGTGATCGTCCCTGAGTATTACAAAGTAGTGTTCAGGGTATCAAAAAAGTTTTTTGAGAGGAGTACGTATGGTAGTGAATGAAGAAAAACCAATACTGGTAGGGGGTAAAGAGTACTGGACAGTGAAACAGTTTTCAGCTCTTTGTCAGAGAAGTGAGCAATCTGTGAGACTGTATATCTGCAAAGGAAATAGGAAGAGAAAGTTAGAGTCTATTCTAGTAGGGAATACTAGATTAATTCCTGTAGAGGAACTGTTCAACTTTCCTTTCTTAACTGATGGTAGACCTTCCTCTATAGGAGACTATGGCGAAAGGTTTTATATGGAGAACGGAGAGCTTCTAAGATCGGAGGAGATTATTGAATGACAATAAGTCAACTTCATATTCAAGAGTTCCAGAATTTTTTTACTGGTTCCTTACATAACTATGGAGAGTTGATTTATAATAAAGGAGAAAATAAGAAAGGGAAAGTTGAAGGCTCTTACAGGACAATAAGTAACAAACTTATAACCATAGCTGAGTACAAGAGTCACTTAGAAGGTGAGAAGGGTCTTGGAATAATACCTGTAAGAGAAAACGAAACCTGCTCCTTTGCTGTCATAGATGTTGACGTGTATGATGAAAAGCTGAATATGTACATAGAAGCAATAGAGAGAGGAAATTTTCCTCTCGTTCCGTTCATAAGCAAGAGTGGAGGACTTCATATATATTCTTTTTTCAAAGAACCAGTAAACACTAAGAAAGCTATTGAGATGATGAGAAGGTTTTCCTTTTTATTATCTATAGATATATTGGTGAAAAGAAAAGGTAAGGGAAGAGTAGAGATCTTTCCTAAGCAAGTGAAAGTTTCAGCCGAGGAAGTAGGAAGCTATATTAATCTTCCTTACTTCTCTGCAAAAGATGCGAAAGCAGTTGCTGTTCATAAAGGAGAAAAATTATCGTTGACTGATGCTCTTACTTATATAAAGAGCAGACAAAGTTCTTACGAGGAACATAGTAAGTTCTTAAAGAACATAGCTTTTAGTGATGCTCCTCCTTGTCTTCAGTTACTGTATTTTTTAAATCCTTTCGATGGTTCTTCAAGTAGAAACAATTATCTCTTTTCCTTTGGAGTTTATCTAAAGAAAAAGGACGAAGACTTTTTCGATCAGACTTTGTTAGAAATCAACAAGTCGTTGAAGGATCCTCTGTCTGAAACAGAAGTAGAAAGAACTATCATTAAGTCTTTACAGAGAAGGGACTATGTCTATAAATGTAACGATAATCCCTGTATAGATTTTTGTAATAAGAAAGAATGTAGGAATAGAGAATTTGGGGTAGGCACTAACGAGGGATACTTTTCCTCTGTAGAGTGTGGAATTCT